CATACATAGTGTAGCACCCAGGTGCTTTACTAATACAGCAACTAATGTTTTAAAAGACATTTTGGAGAAACGAAAATGAACACTAAATTTAGTATAGGTGTTGTCGTTGCAATTGTACTACAAGTTAGTGCATTTGTATGGTGGACAGCACAACAAGCACAGACAATTACACAACTTGAAAGTGAAATGGCAGAACTTACAGCAAGAACAGCCGTTGAGAAAGAAGTTACACTAATTAATGATGTGAAACAACTACAAAAAGATATTCAGGAACTAAGTGATAAAACACTTGCAGCAGTACTAGAAACAAACCAACGTATTGATGGGTTAGGCGTACATGTGGACAGTCAAGATAATCGCATCAATGATACATTTGCAACACAAATGGAAGAGTTTCAAACAACAGTACAAAATAGTTTCAATGTAGTTGAAGGTTGGGTTGATGAATTGGACCAACATGTGGAAGATATTTATTTGCACATTGATGTGTCACATCAAGGATTAGATAAAAAATTAAGTGATAGAATTAAAGATCACAACCATCAGGGAGAAGAATAATGAAGAATTGGATTAAAGATAGATTGGACGAGCGTACATCATGGGATGGAGCCGCTCTTGTAGCAGTGGGTGTTATTGTATTAATTGCAGGACCTTTTGCTAAGTTAGCCGCATATGCAGCAATTGCATATGGTGCTTGGACTATATGGAAATCAGAATAAACAGTTGACATACGGTGAATTTCACTGTATATTAGTATTATTATTAACAACAACTGGAGTATGACTCAACATGACTACATTTACATCTGATGATGTTAACAAGCTAAAACAGCTTGTAAACGAAGGCATTCAAGTAAAAGGCGAAATGGAAGCACTACGTGAAGGCCTTAAAGATACAGTTACAGCAATTGCTGAAGAACTAGACATTAAACCTGCGGTGCTCAACAAAGCAATTAGTATTGCATACAAAGCCGAATTTAGTAGAGCAAAAGATGATTTTGATGAACTAGAATCAATTTTGGAAACAGTTGGCAGAACACTTTGAACAAAGTAATTGACTTCTGGCGGCACAGTTGGGAAACAGACAAGACAGCATTTTATTATGAACTAGTCAGTTTTGTTTTTACTGTGGCCGCCAGTTTAACACTGGCACTGAGTGCAGATGCTCCGGATATGCGAATCGTATATCCAGGCTTCTTCATAGGCAGTGTCACTGCAATCATAGCATATAAAAGACGTATGTTAGCATGGCCTTTGGTATTGACAATCTACTTTGCATTTGTTAATATTATAGGGTTCGGAAAGGCGATGGGATATTGGTAGATTATTACGCACTACACTGGAGTGATATTTTTGGTAATATGGGAGTACTATTGTTAGTAACCACTTACCTCTTATTACAAACAGATAGAATTAACGCAAAAGGTTTTTGGTATAGCTTTAATAATGCAATGGTAGCAATATTGTTGTTTGTTAATCTGTATTACAAACCTGTACTTGCCAACATTACACTTGAGATATTTTGGTTAGGTATTAGCATGTATGGACTTTACAAATGGTATAAGGCAAAACATTAATGAGTTACGTAGACGGCATCATTGATAGAGACAAAGATATAATTAATATTGTTGAGCGTGTTGGAGGTAAGCGTGTTTATAAACAGCTACCAGCACGTTATGTTTTTTATTATCCTGACGCAAAGGGTAAATTTAAAAGCATATGGAACGAACCATTAAGCCGCATTGCGTGTACTAATGGCAAAACCTTTGCAAGAGAGAAGAAGCTATATTCGCACAAACAACTTTTTGAAAGCGATATGAATCCTGTGTTCCGCTGTTTGGCAGAAAACTATCTGGAAGCAGATGCACCGGAACTAAACATTGCATTTTTTGATATTGAGGTTGACTTTAACAAGGACATGGGCTTTGCGCCTCCAGAAGATCCTTTTAATCCAGTGACTGCAATTGCAGTACACCTTAGTTGGCTAAATCGCACAATATGTTTAGCAGTTGCACCCAAGACACTGGATCAAGAAACAGCACAAGCAATTTGTGAAAAGTTTCCAGACACCATGTTAATGAATAATGAAAAGGAACTACTTAATACGTTCCTTGATCTTATTGATGACGCAGATGTAATAACTGGTTGGAACAGTGAAGGCTTTGATATTCCATACATTGTAAATCGTGTTAAGCGTCAGTTGGGTAAAGAACACACTAGACGTTTTTGTTTGTGGGACAAATATCCCAAAAGACGTGAGTATCTCAGCTATGGTAAAACACAAGAAACATTTGATACAGTAGGGCGTGTACACTTGGACATGTTGCAACTGTATCGCAAGTATACATATCATGAAATGCACAGCTACAGTTTGGATGCCATTGGCGAGTATGAGCTGAGCGAAACAAAGATTGAATATGAAGGCACACTGGATCAGTTGTACAACAATGACTTTGAAAAGTTTATTGGATACAACAGACAAGACGTTGACTTGCTAGTCAAACTAGAAAAGAAACTACAGTTTATTGACTTGGCAAATGTACTAGCACATGAAAACACAGTGCTTCTACAAACAACAATGGGTGCGGTTGCACAAACAGACCAAGCAATTATTAATGCGGCACATGCACGTGGTATGCAGGTTCCTGATAAACGTAACCATGAAGGCAATACACAGGCCGCAGGTGCATATGTTGCAACTCCAGTAAAAGGCATGCATGAGTGGTTAGCAAGTATGGATTTAAACAGCCTGTATCCTAGTATTTTACGTGCAGGTAATATGAGTACGGAAACTATTGTTGGTCAAGTAAGACACGTGTTTACACGTGAAATGCTGGATGACTTTAAAACTGTATCAGAAGCATGG